ATGGTCAACGTAGTTGTTGAGCTATCCGTATTAGTAGTGATGAAGTTCATCAAGCCACCAGTTGAACGGCGCTTGGTAGATGTGTCGTTTACTGGCTTACCATAAAGATATGCCTGCTCACGAGTTATCACGTTCTCAACTGAGCGGCCATAAACCTGCTTAGCGAACTCGTCAGTTACACCGTAACGGGATACCTGCTGTTCTGAACGTGACATGTGGATAGGTGTAGGTCCGAAGATTTGCGTATAGTTTGAGTGGATCGTGCGATCTGCTGTACGCGATTGTCCCGGATCTGAACCTTCAACCAATGCAGTACCAACACAGATAACTGTGTCTTCGTGCGCGGCTGTTGTTGCTGGCCATGCTGAACCATTAGCCCAATCAGCTACGTTAATAACACCAGTGGAGTTATTAATCGCTGTGATTCTCTTAATGGCACCATTGACAGTAGCGTCTTCTTCACCAATGTTTAGAAGATCGTCTACTTGGAACCTGTAAGAGTCAGCGGCTGAAACTGTGATAGTTGTAGCGCCTGCTCCTGCGGCTCCTGTACCAGCTACGGTTGCACGAGGAAGCAAAAGTTCTTCGTCCATCCATTTAAACTCTTGCTGATCTACGGGAGAACTTGAAAGAAGTTGCCTTCCATCAGTTCCAATACCGTTGATAAACGGAGAGTCTGTTGGTGAAATCATGTAAATGAGTTCATCCATGTTGATCTTAACGCCAACGGCAAGATCGTATGAGGTTACTATACCTCCATGTCCTACTACGGCCATGTTGTCGCTCCTTTATTTAGTAGTGGATTGTCTATTCTTTCTTTCCCGCAACATTCCCTCATACTTTGAGCGATTATCAGCAAATTCCTTAACAGGTATACTGTCACCATCTGACTTAATATATGGAACAAAAGAACCATCGGCTCTATGTTCTCCTGCCTTTCCTCTTTCCCAATTATTATTTGGTCTACGAGGAGGAATCTTGTTTCGTGTCCTGTTCGGAGTAGCATCAGCCGTTAAAGCTGGTGACTGAAGAATCCGCTTCGCGGAACTCAGACCACATTCAGTGCAAACCTTTACAGGTTCGTCCTTCATGCTTTGTACTAACTCCCAGAGGAAGTAGCACTCCTTACATTCATAAACATATGTAGGCATTTAACGACGATCAATAACTCGTTCATCGCCTTTACCAGCCGCTTCAAGGACAGTGTGTACATAACGTGCCGCCGAATCTTCTTTCGACATGCCTGCATCGTACGCAGTTTTAAATTCCTGAAACCCCTGTTCGTAAGGACTTTGAGTAGTTGCTTCTACCGAAACACTTTCATCAGCTAGAACTTTTCTTTCTTCCATTACTTTAACGTCAGTCTCAGTAATAGCTTCCTTCGCCGGTTCCGGTTCTATAACGGGATCTGGGGACGGAGCTAGTTCCTGCCACTCACTTTTAATAGAGTCTGTATCCAGTTCTCCATCATAAGCTTTGAACAAAAGTTGCCCTGCTTTTGAATCAGTATCAACACCTGCTTTCATAAAAGCTACCTCTCGTTTAAGTAGATCACGTTCAGCTATTGCTTCTTTACCACGATCTGCCGCATCTCGAAGTTCTTTTATGCCACCAGTTTCATCTTCCATACCTACACTCCTTTGCTGTCGCACATAGTCGGAGGAACTATGCGGTGCGTGACTAAATTTGTCTCCCCAGTCGTCACTAGCTGGTTCAACCTCCACTACATACTCATTAGGAGCGTGGGTAATCCCAATGGCTATAGCACACACCCGGCCAATACTAGCTCGCAGGCGGCCAATAAGATTATTATAACCTAATTTCAGTCTATTTCAAGGAATATGCATTCTCCGGGGCATTCTTCTGCCGCTTCAATCGCCGTTTCCGCGAGTTCTTCTGGGACTGTTGCAGTTCCATCAGCCATTTGTAACCGTGGAGTGCTTTTATCTGCACGAGGGTTATCTGGTCCATATAAAGATTTCCATTCTACTTCTTTAACATAAGCTAGACCATCGTCATGCATGTCGAAAAGGCTAGGGCATATTTCTACACAGAGTCCGTCACCTGTGCATAAGTCTTGGTCAATCCAGACTTTCATTAACCAGGATGGCTAGAAAGGAACTTCTCGTATGCTTCCTCAGAATCTAAAACTATTGTGGTGTAAGAATAACTTTTACCATCATCACCCTTACCGAGAGTAACAGTGATAGTTCCTACTAATGTACCTATAGCTACCAACAAACCTGTTATAGCTGTGATGAGCTTAACAGTTCTATTCATTTTCTTCGTAGAAGTCTTCACCCCATTGTTTACTTTGGATGGCTTCTTCAGCTAGATATATACGATCCCATATCGTACTAAATTCTGAAGGAACCCACGCAAGAGAAGCAATGACTTCTTTCATCTCATCTACGTCTTCTTTGATTATTTCTACATCAGCCGCCATAGCGCTTGTAATATGAGCAGGAGTGAAACGGCTAAGGTCATCGACCCTAGCGCTCCGCAAATCATCAAGACCGTCAGAATTTTCCAAGACCCCTTGAGATATCTCATCAAGTTTTGCCAGAACTGTACTGTCTGTCCCAGTGTTTCCTTCAATTACCTGCACCTGTTTTTCCAAATCATCAATCCTACCAGCGATACTAGCCGCATTCCATACGACTACTCCACTGGTGACAGCCACGGACATGATGAGTCCGAGGGTTATCTTGGATACTTTGACTTGTTTCAGGTCGGTAATGTCAGTCATTATTTACGACGACCACCCTTGCGTTTAGGTCCTCTAGCAGATCGTTGTGCGCTTATAGTTTGACCAATACCACGACGTTCATATTTCAAAGCTCTTTTCATATCGTCGAAATATTTCTGTTGCATATAAGGAAGAGCATGAGGACTTATGTTCTGACCATAAGTTTTTTCAAGTTGCTTGAGTGAAGGCTTTGGACCTTTAATCATTAGCTTGCCGCTGAAGCTGATCCGTCACCAAACTGCTTGGCAACAACACTCTTAACAAGGCTGAGAACAGCAGTAGCTCCTGCAAGTCCAGCCGCTTTCATGCTTCCCATGTCACCAATGGTGAACACAGCAAGGAATGACTGCGCGAATGTGGCAATCACTCTTTCTAGTACGTCTTTGTTAAACATTATTTACGTTTACCTTTCTTTACCTTCTTATACGGTACTTTCTTTGCCTTCCCTTTGGAAGAGCTAGTTTGATATTTAGGCATTGGCTTTACCAAATCCTGTTACTCCGGTTGTTACCATAGCACCACCACCTCCACGCATTTCAGCTATTCTTTCTTCGGCTCTACGATCTAGTATGTCTGCTAATTCTAATGCTCCTTCTTCTCCGGTACCCGGAACATCAATACCAAACTCTGCTGACACACCATGCGTTGCCATATCTAAATCTCGTTCACCAGCTTTTTCAATAAACAACATTTCTTTTTGTTTCAAGTCTGCAAAAGTGTTCCATGTCTGTGCTTGAGTAAGACCAAGATTAGATATTGCTTGTGCTTGTGTAGCATTCCAACCCTCATCTAAACCAGCTATCATCTGACCCCAACCACCAACTTCGGCTGTGGCTATTTGATCTTTAAGATTAGACCAGTTTTGTTTCGGGTCTAAGAACAAAGTCATTGTTATATCTCTAGTCCCATCTTCACCAAACCAATCATTAAATGTATCTGTAACTTCTTGCGGCATATTCCACATGACGTTTTCAGCTTCAGATAGACGTTCGCTTACTTCGATCATTCCTACCTTATTGGTTATCAAACTAGTTATAAGATTCGTGAAACCTTGTGGTGCTGTCACACCAAACCTATGTAATTCATTAGCAACATCTTTTTCAAAATCAATATACTCGCTCGGACTTGGTATAACTTTTTCTCCAGCATCTCGCATTTGTGCTATAGCAGGGAATCTATCTTTAAATGGTTTTTGATCGTACATTTCTAGTAGCGCACGTTCAGCAGTAAAAGATGAATCGCTTTGAAATCTTGTTTTCGCCCACTCCCATAGTCCATCAACGTCATCAGGAGAGAATCCCATATTACGCAATGCTAAACGGAAAGTATCTTGCATACTATTAATGATGCTGTAATCCTCTGAGAGAGGAGCTTCTCCTGCTGAATACGGTGATACACAGGCACCAATCTCAGCATTGTAAACCATCTGATTGCCATCTGCGTCAGTACCACATACTGGCTGTTCAGGACCTGTTCCTTCTTGTTCCGCTATTTGTTGTGTACTGTATATTGAATCTTTTTCGCTATACGTGTATCCCTTATCGAATATTCCTTGCGCTACTTCACTTGCAACTTTGCCTGTTTGTAAAGCAATCTCTTCTTCGTAGTTCCCGGCGTTGATACCTAAGATACGTTCACCGTCTGTAATGCCTGCTTCTGTGGCTAAACGCTGGGCTACAATATCCCAATCAATAGGCTCTGCCATTAGTAATCACTCCTCATCATTCGAGCTACCCCCGAAATAAAGCTATTAAAGAAATCTTGAGCTTCAGAAGAATGCTGAAAACGCGGCATGTGATTACGAGCGGCTTGCCTCATCTCAGCAGAAGTTCTAAATCTTCTACCTCCAGATCCATCTTCAACAGTATAGTTATCCATTAACCAAGGATCATCGTGAGGGATACTTGTATCTTCCCATAAACGAACAGCGGCCGACCATTGAGGGTTTAATATCTCTTCCATTGTCGCACCACTAGCGGCATGTAGTTCTCGTTCTTCTTGAGTGAAAGGAAAATCTACACGCTGAAAAGCCATCTTATTTATCTTCGCATCAACTTGTTCTTTAGTTAAACCTTGTTCTGTCTTAACATCAAGCGCCCATTTGCGAAGTTTAGAGTCTGGTATATCTAAGAATTGTGACTTAGCTAAAGTCTTCCACTGGTTCATAAGACTTGTAACAGAACCTACACCAAATTCTTTATTAGGCTTAAGCACCATACCTGTTTCAGAATCTATAAACTCATTCAGCACCATAGTTTCTACGATTTGAGTTGCTTTAGTATTAAATTGTTCAGGTGTGAAACCTTCAGCAGACAACCCCATCTTGTAACTTGCGCCACCTTGAACCATTATTTTAAATGCGTATCTGTTTATGTCATCACTACTAATAGTTCCATCTTTTATCCAGTCACCTAATCCAGCGCCTTCTATAGCTCGTATAGCTATTTGTCTGAACTCTTCCATAGCTGAGTTATATGGATTACCATCAGCTACTCCTGCTATACCACCTGAAGAACCACCCCAATGATGTCCTGTTCCTCCAGAGGAGTACCAGAATTGTAAGTGATTACGTACAGAATCAGTTATATCTCTCCACCACGGCTGGCTATACAAGCCATGTACAGGATCATAAAGAAAATCTGATTGCAACTGTTCTTGTTGTTCAGCAAAAGTCGCACCTTCACCAGTATTTTCATTGAACCGTTCAACCCAATCATCAAAGAATTGTTCAACTATGGGGTCATCATCTCCCCATAAATCCAACCAGTTAAACCCACCTAATGTACCATTAGCTCCCGGAATATACGGAAGTTGAGATGGAGGGTAATCAAATGTGATATCAGGATCATAAGGTACTCCAGATCCAACAACTTCTTGTGGTTGTGGTTGTGGTTGAGCTTCTTGTATTGGTTGTTCACCACTAACGGTTGCTCTGACTTGTTCATAAAAAGTTATGTTCTCTTCAAGAGTTGGGTAAAGTTGCCCACCCTCGAATGATTCGTACATGTTGTTAAAGAATTTAG